CCGGCCACGGCATCGCCGGCGTGCTCGAGCGCGGCGAGCGCGTCAAGAAGCTGCGCGCGGCCGTGACCGAAGCCGAGATCGCGCAGCGCATCGAGGTCCTACGGGATCTCGAAGGCTGCCGCAACGTCTCGATCTTCGACTACTTCACCCGCGACGCGAAGGGGATGATCCAGCCCAAGAGTCGCGAAGAGCTCGAGCAAATGGGCGGATCCCACGCGACCTTCCTGAAGAAGCTCAAGGTGACGACCATCGTGCTCTCGAAGGAGAAGGACGAGCGGACCCAGGTCGTGAAGGAGATCACCCAGCAGAACGTCGAGATCGAGATCGGCGACCACCTGGCCGTCCTCAAGATGCTCGGCGAATACCTGGGGCTGTGGGACCCCAAGGAGAACAAGCTCCGCGGTGCCGGCAACCGGCTGCTCGCCGACAAGACCGACCAGGAGCTCGAAGAGATGATCCGCGCAGCGGAGAAGGAACGGGTGAAGGCATGAACGAAGGCCACACCAACGACGACGGCACGCAGATCTGGCGCGATGACATCGACTGCGGCACGAAGATTTTTATCCCCGACAGCGTCTTTCACCGCGCTGGCGCGCTTGAGCCGCGCAGTCCGCTGTTCCAACTGCCGTCAAGCATCCATAACTCGGCGATCTTCGCCGCGCTCGAGGTCGCTCGCGATGCTACCTGTCCACCGATGGTGCGAGAAGCCCGCGAGCAGCGCCGTCGCAACTACCTGCGCCGGTTCCCCTACCTGAAGGCGTTCATCCAATGAATCATTTGCCATCGAGCAGCGCGTACCACCACCCGAAAGAGAAGCTGATTGTTTCAAGCGAGTCGGTGATGGCGTTCATCGACCGCGCCATCGCAGAGAAGCTACGTCAAGGCGCCCCGCTGCTCATCATCGGGCTGGGGTGGGACCTGTGGAAGCCGTTTCGCAACGAGTTCGACGCCTTCGTTCGCATTCCGCCAGGCATGACGCCACGCCCAGCCGTCGCGCTGGTGGTGGAGATACCGGCGCGCGGATACATCCTGGTCGACGACAAGGACCAGGTTTCAAGGGGTGAGCTATGATGGCACCCATTCACGCCAAGAAGGCGGTCAAGCTCGCCGAGCGCTGGATGCGCGCGAAGATGCTCGAGAATTTTATCGAGCCGAAGGCGATGATCGTCAGCGCTTCACAGGCGGTCGAGCGCGATCCGGCGACCGGCAAGATCGTCACCAAGAAGCGGCCGTCTTTGTCGGTCTACCTGCGCGACATCGTGCAAAACACCGACTTCCGCTACACCTTCAGGATCCCGCGGCCGCTCGACGTCGACGACGCGCGCGCGATCATCATGGCGGTCTTCGCGTCGATCACCGCCAAGGCCAAGAGCGAGGCGAAGAAGGACGCGGAGAAGAATTGACCCCCCACTCGCGACTTGTCGCTCTAGCCGCCGCCTGGCTGCGCAAGCGTAAGCTCTGCTCGGTGGTCGTCACGGAATTGACGCACAGCGGCCCGGAGAGCGCGGATGCAATCGGGTTCCGCATGGGGCTATCCTGGCTCTGTGAGTGCAAGGCCAGCCGCGCCGACTTTCTCGCCGACAAGAAAAAGCACTTTCGCCGGTATCCAGCGAGCGGGATGGGGACGCGCCGGTTTTATGTTTGCGATGATGGCGTTATCGAACCAGTCGATCTACCCGAAGGCTGGGGATTACTCGTGCTGCGCGACGGCTTTCTGAACGAGCTCCGGGATTCAGAGATTCACGAGTGCGATCACCGTCGCGAGCTCGAACTGATGACGAGTTGCCTACGTCGAATGCTCTGCCAGCCCAGCGTGCGCGCCATTCGTTGCAAGACCTACGTGTGGGACGAGGGCGGTGAGCCCAGGGCTACCATATGGGCAGAAACCACCAAGGCGGAGGTTGTTTAATTGCTCATCCTGGTCGACATGAAGGCCGAAGCCGCGGAGCGCGAGATGGCTCGCCGCCACCTGGCGCACTTCGTCCGCTACCGGTTCAAGCGCGAGAAGAAGCCGCTGCTCTGGAATTGGCACCTGGACTACGTCTGCGAGCACCTGGAAGCCGTGACCCTGCGGCAGATCCTCCGGCTCATCATCAACATCCCGCCGCGGTTCCTGAAGTCGATCGTCGCGTCCCAGTGCTGGCCGGCGTGGATGATCGGCCGCGAGAACGACCCGCGGAGCTCGATGGTGAGCGCCAGCTACGCCGCCGACCTGGCCTTCCGCGACTCGCGAAAGACCAAGGAGCTCGTGCGCGCCGACTGGTACACCGATCTCTTCCCGGCCGTCGACCTGGTGAAAGACACCGAAGCCGAGTGGGAGACGTCCGGCGGAGCCTCGCGAGTCGCTGCCGGCGCGAACGGCGTCGTCACCGGCAAGGGCGGCGACCACCTGCTCGGCGACGACCTACTGAAGCCCAAGGACGCCGGCAGCGAGGTCGTGCGCGAGAACACGAACGAATGGATCGGCGACACCTTCTACTCGCGATTCAACGACATCAAGACCGGCACCATGACCCACATCGCGCAGCGGCTCCACGAGCGCGATCCCTCCGGCTATCTGATGGAGCTCGAGGGCAATCCCGACGCCGACAAGTGGACCAAGGTGATCCTGCCCATCGAGGGCCCGAGCAAGCCCACGGTCTACCACTACGGCCGCGTCTTCCACCTGCGCCGCCGGCACGAGCTCTTGCACGAGGCGCGCTTCGGCGCCGACCAGGTGAAGCGCTACAAGGCGATGCTCAAGACCAGCTACGAAGGGCAGTACAACCAGCGGCCGAACAAGATGGAAGGCGGAGCGCTGCGGCCGCGCATGCTGGTACGCCACCAGCGCACCGCTGAAGAGATCGTCAAGGAGTGGGGCCTCATCCCGAACATCTACCTCGATCTCGCGACCAAGGACAAGGAAGTAAACAAGGACGACCCGGACTACAACGTGATCGAAGTATGGGCGCGCGACCAGCTGCAACGGCTCTGGCTGCTCTTCGTGTGGCGCCTCCAGTGCTCGATGGACGTCATGGCCCGCCGGTTGATCGACGTGCGCAAGAAGTGGAAGCCGCGCTACATCAAGGGCGAGAAGATCGGGCTCCAGCACAGCTTCCGGTCGGTGCTGACGCTCCAGTGCAAGATCAAGAACATCCCGATGCTCCCGCTGCTCGACATGGACGCGAGCGAGGACCCGGTCCAGAAGGTGATCCCGTTCGAGGGCGCGCTCAACGGCGGCACGGTGAACATCCCCGGCAACACCACCTGGGAGCACGACTACTGTGCGGAGATGCGCGCCTGGCCGAAGGGCCGGCACGACGACATGATCGTGACCAGCGGTTACGCCTGCAACGATCTCGATAAGACGCCGCCCGGCGACGCGCCCGGCAAGGTCGACCCGGAATGGGATCCCGGCAAGGTCACGGGCTCGCAGCTGCTCGCCGAGATCGAGAAGCGGGACGCCAAGAAGAAAGGTAAAAAATGAACTACGCCACCATTGTCGCCGATCCGCCGTGGCCCTACGGCGGCGAAGGGCGATTCGCCGCGTCGAAATCGTCCAAGGGGGACACCGGGTTAAGCGGAAAGGCTTCTAGCGCCAACCGCTATGGAGCCATGTCCATCGACGCGATCTGCGATTTACGCCCACCAGCGGCCGATAACGCGCACTTGTACCTATGGTTTACTAACAGCTTCGCCGTCGAGGCGCATGGGATAGCTCAAGCCTGGGGCTTCGATCCTAAGACGATACTCACATGGACCAAGGTCAAGGGCGACGGCAAGCCGTCCATGAAGATGGGCTACTATTTCCGCGGCGCGACCGAGCATGTGTTGTTCGCCGTGCGCGGATCGCTGCGCCTTCTGCCGCGTGAGGGAGTCCCGACTGCTATGTTCTGGCCGCGCACCGCGCACAGCGTCAAGCCCGACGCATTCTATGAGTTGGTCGAGCGGTGCTCGCCGGGTCCCTTTCTTGAACTCTTCGCGAGACGGAAGCGCCAGGGCTGGCACCACTGGGGAAACCAGGTGAAGAGCGATGTAGTCTTGGGTGGGTAGCGGTTCTTACTGTGGTGCTGGCGCCGGCAGGGACGCTTCAGGCACAACCCGGAGGTCGATTCCTCGCCTCCACCACCACGACTGGAGAATCGTCCCATGTCCAATTCCCGCCTGCTCAAGCTGCTCGACACCGCCGCCATCGCGTCGGCCGGTCCTGCCGCGTTCACCCCTGTCATCGGCTCGCGCAATGGCCAGGGCTCCGAGTGCTTCGGCGCCGGCCGCCCCGCGATCCTGGAATGCCTGCGCATCCAGGACGGCGCCTTCGATGCCACCAGCGGCACCGTGCCGATCCTCAACGGCACCATCGGTGTGTGGGGAGCGGATCTCGCGCATCCCGTCACCGGCGCCCCGTCCAAGGTCCAGCGCTTCCCCGGCTCCGCCGGCGCCACCGGCCGGACGGTCTTCACCACCACGACCGACATGCCCTACGTGGCGCTCTCGGCGAACAACTACATCGTGCTCGTGAACGGTGTCCCGCTCCCGCCCATCGCCGGCGCCACCGGCTTCGCGATCTCCGATGGCACCCTGAAGACCATCATCACCCTGGGCACCGCCATCGCGGTGAACGACCAGCTGGATGTCTACTTCGTGACCCCGGTCCAGATCCTCGCCGATGGCGGTCACACCGTCGAGAAGACGCAGATCGACCGCTGCTACGACGCCATGTGGGTGATCCCGGCCTACACGAGCTCGAAGCTCAGCCGGACCCTGGTCAGCCTGCGCCCGATCTAGTCGGCGCCGCCGAATGAACGCGCCCCTGGCTGGCTTCCCCGGCCAGGGGCTTTTTTTGGAGCCGACATGGACCCGATGAACCCCGCCGCCACCGCGGTCGCCGATCCCTCCGCCGCCTCCTCACCGCAGCCGCTCGGCGCACCGTCGAAGCTGCTCGAGGCGAAGGGGCTCGACCCGACCGAAGCGCAGAGCACCGGGCCCGCCGGCGAGGACTACCCGACCCGCCCCGCGGTCGACGCGAAGATCGCCTCGTGGGTACAGGACTGGTGGAAGAAGACGAACGACCTGCCGCAGAAGGTGATCGCGACCAAGGGCGCCCGCGCCTGCACGCAGATCCTCTTCCCGGCCTGGTGGGACCCCGAAGACCCGTGGGCTGGTCGCAAGCCGCGCGAGCTCCGCGACGGTGAGGACGACCGCCGGGTGAACGCGCCCATCGCCTACCTCAACGTCCAGCAGACGGTCGCCATGACCGTGCCGCAGAACCATCGCGCCCGCTGGCGCCCCGAAGAGACGATGGAGGACGATCTCGGCGGCGATCCGTTCCTCAAGAAGTACGGCAAGGGGCTCGGTCTGGTGGTCCGCACCTACCTGCGCGAGAGCGACTTCCAGAACCGTCTCGAATCGTGGGTATTCAACGGCTCCGCCTACCCGATCGGCATCGTGAAGGTGAACTACAGCCGCGAGCTCCAGAAGGACGCCATCCGCAACGGCGGCCGCAACGACGAGCAGGCGCTACTCGCGAGGATCCGCGTCCTCGCCGAAGATCTCGCCGCCGGCCGGCTGCACGAGCTCAGCCCCGAGATGGTCGAGCTCAAGAAGCTCTGGCAGACGGTGATCGACAAGAACGAGATCGTGATGATGGAGTCGCTGGTGGTCCAGACGATCGAGCTCGAACGGTGGGGCTTCGACGGCCGCATCACCAAGCTCGAAGACGTCTACGACGCCGACTTCATGTATCACGACATCGACATGCCGATCGACAAGATCCGCGAGCTCTACCCCTACAAGGTCGTCGAGAACCCGGACGCTCCGACCAAGCCGGCCTTCACCGGCGTTCACCCGGACGATCTGCACCGCATGCAGAACCAGGACCGCTCGAAGCTCTACCGGGAAGGCGCAGCCAACCGCGAGCAGGAGGTCGCGAACTACAGCGGCACCACGGCGTCGACCAACACCGCGGCTTCGCCGAACGCCAAGCTGCGGAACACGCTCCTGGTGCGCGAGGTCGAATGCAAGGCCGACCGCAAGGTGTACGTCTTCATCGAAGGGCTCGACTACCCGGCGCTCAGCTACACCCCGGACAATCCGCCCGAGCAGTGGTACAGCTACGTCGTGCTCGTGCCGAACGAGGTCCCGAAGTCGGTCTACGGCATCAGCGACGTGGAGCTCATCGGCGACGAGCAGCACGCCGTCAACCGCAAGCGCACCGACGCCGAGCGCTACCGCTACGAGGCGATGCCGCGCCGGTTCTACAACTCCAGCTTGATGGACGAGAAGCAGGCGCAGGCGGCGCTCACCGTGGGCCCGTGGAAGTGGAACGCGCTCCCGCTGCCGGTGAACATGAAGATGGGCGACGTGATGATGCAGTTCGAGGTCGCCGTGCGACCGGAGACGTTCGAGATCGAGTCGAACATGCAGCAGATCCAGCGCGGCAGCCGCCAGCCGGACTCGATGAACGGCGTCACCGGCACCGCTCACTTCGCCGCGGAGGTCAACGTCGCCGCGCAGGGGACGAGCATCCAGTCGAAGTTCCGCGCCGGCCGCATCACCCGCGCGCTCGAACGGTTCTACACCGTGGTCGCGCAGATCTTGATCCAGGTCGTCACTCCCGAGCAGGCGCGCGAGATCGCCGGCGAGAAATGCCCCTGGCCGATCATCTACGGCGAAGAGGACGCCAAGGCGAAGCTGCGCGAGATCAAGCAGCAGGCGATCCACGAGTCGATGCCGGAGTTCATGGCGGCCGTCCCGCGCGACCCTGTGACCGGCGCCCCGCAGATCCCGGCGCCCGAGCAGATCAAGGCCGGCGTCGACGCGATCATCGGCCCGAAGGTCGAGCAGAAGTGCATCGAGGTCTACGGCTTCCCCGAACCGCTCAGCCGCGAAGGGCTCTTCAAACGCCTGAAGGTCCGCGTCTCGATCGCGATGGACCAGCAACTCGACGCGCAGCAGCGCATGCAGGAGATGAACCAGGTCTTTCAGGCGATGGCCGGCGCCGTCCAAGCCTGCCAGCTGGCCGGGATCCAGCTGAACGTGAAGCCGTTCGTGAAGCGGATCTGCAAGATCCTCGACGACGACGACCTCGAAGAAGAGATGTTCACCGAGGACCCCAACAAGGCCGGCGCCGTCCTGCTCCAGGCGCTCATGGCCGGGCAGCCGGTCGACCCCGAGCTCGAACTCCAGCTGTTCAAGACCATCCAGCCGCTCATCCCGCAGATCGTGGCGCAGCTGCAACAGCAGCAGGCGGCCGCGGCGCCGGGGCCCGGTGGCAAGCCGGTGGCAAAGGGTGGCAAGGTGGCAGGTCCGGGCGCGGCTCCGCCGCCGGCGGGCGCCGGGCTGCCGGCCGACGACGGCGGCAAGGCGGTGAACGAGTCGGCGCCGAGCGCCACCCCCTCGATCTCGCCGAATGGCGCTGGAATGGCCGCCTAAACCCGGTATAAGCCGCCCGCAGAACGCCAGGCAGGGCAGCGGGCAGAGAATCCGCCGCGTGGAAGCCTGGAAGTCGGCGAGCGATCGACGACGCGATAGACCCCGGCCGTAGCGCACGGCTGGGGTTTTTCGTTGAATGGCCACTGGCGTTTGCCAGGATCGCCGGCGTTGGCCGCCTGGGGCCGCTGCTCGGCGGATAGGAGCTTCCGGCGTTGTAAACCGGACGGATGTCCCGCAAGGGCTCCCAGCAGGTTCGACACCTGTCGGCCTCGACGGTCAACATCAAAAACGTTCTCCCGGTTTTGACGGGGGCGCCGAGGCGGCAAGATCCCGGCCGGCGTGGTGATGGTCAGCGAGGACGGTAGACGGTTCGACTCCCAGCGGGCGACGGCCCTATAGCTCAGCGGATAGGGGTAGCCAATCCCCGACGTGTCGCGAGCGATCTCGGCACGATAGAGCGGCCTCGACATCACCACGATCCCCCAGCCTTCGGGCTGGGGTTCTTCGTTCTTACTGTCGGCGCACGGGCCCGCCGGCCATCGTCGCCGGCATGACCACCGCAACCGACGAGAGCACCGGCGTCAAGCCGGAGGACTCGACGACCAAGCCCGACGACCAGGAAGCCCTCAAGCCGGCGGCAACGCCAGCGGAAGAGCCCTCCGAGCCGATCGAGCCCGCCGCTGGCGCGGATCCAGCGACGACCCCGAAACCCGAAGGCGACGACGCCGCGACCGAGAAGGAGCCGGCCAAGCCCGACCCCTACAAGGCCGCGGTCCTCGATCGCTTCTCAGGCAAGCCCGCCGAGGACGCGGCTGGCGACGAGGACGAGCCCGAAGAGGACCCGGCGAAAGCCGCGGATCCTGCCAAGGCCGCCGACCCCGCCGCTGCCAAACCCGGCGACAAGCCCGCGGAGAAGCCGAAAGAGGGGCAGCAGCCGCCCGCCGATCCGACTCAAGCCTGGTCGAAGAAAGAACGGCAGCACACCCCTGGCGCAGTGAAAGAGCGCTTCCGGGCGATGCACACCGAGCTCTCCAAGACCAAGAAGGACCTCGAAGAGGCCACGCCGCACATCAACGCGGCGAAGACCTGGAACGGATTCATCGACGAGCACAAGGTCCGCGACGACCTGCTGACGCTGAGCGACGAGCAAGCCGCCTGGAGTCTCAAGACCCAGGCTGCCATCGTCCGCTCGGTCGCCAACGTGAAGGCCGGGAAGCCGGTCAGCAAGGAAGACGGGGACGTGCTCGACCTGGTGCGCGAAGGCATGCAGGCGCTCGACAAAGCGCTGGGCAAGCCGAGCTCCACCGGGTCGCTCGACGAGATCGCCAAGAACTTCAAGGGGAAGATCCCCGACGAGATCAAGGTCCTGAAGGACCTCTACGGCGAGCTCGGCGACGATGAACTCTCGCTTATCGCCGCGTTCAGGGCGCAGAAGGAAGCCGCGAAGACCGGGAAACCGGCCGCCGAGACTCCCCCTGCCGCTCCCGCGGTGAAGCCGGCAGCCGCACCAGCGGCCGCTGCTGCGCCAGCCGGCGGGCAGCGTTGGAGCGAGTACGAGCTCAACCGAGCATCGACTCTCATGCAGCAGGACATCGTGAAGGCCTTCAGAGTCGAGCCCGCCAAGGCCGACGCCTTCTTCGACGCGAACCTGGCTGGCATCTCCGAGCGCCTGCTGCGCGAGACGTTCCCCGAGATCAAGACGCCGGCGCAAGCCCGCGCCAAGTTCTTCGACTTGAGCCCGACCGACAGGCGAGCGCTGTTGACCGACACCATCGCGACGTTTCAGGAAGAGCAGGAAGCCAAAGCCGGCGCACCGCCGCGCTCTGGCCGCGCCCCCGTCCTCCGGTCGACCTCCGGCGCTCCGCCGGCGGCGAAGCCGGTGGACCTCAAATCCAAAACTCTCGCCCGCTTCGGCTAGACCGAGGCAGAAACGGACCCCTCCATGCGTTCCCTCATCACCGCTGCCATGCTCTTCGGGCTGGCCATCCTCTGCGGGCCGGCGCTCAACGCCGCGGACCTGCATTCCATCCACCAGCACGCGGACATGACCGGCTTCGGCCTGGTCGCGCTCTGCGGTGCGCTCTACCTGGGCATCCAGTGGGCCAGCGGCACGACCAGCTTCACCCAGGAAGAGATCGATTACATCGCCGAGAACGTCCTGAGCCGCCGCATCGCCGACAAGAAGGTGAACCCCCTCGACCGCGTCGAGGACCCGGTGATGGAGATGATGATGGCTCGATCGAAGGAAGTGGGCCCGCCCGTCAAGGACGGCTTCAAGTTCTTCGTCAAGGGCAAGCGCGGGCAGAAGCTCCAGTTTTGGGACGGCGCGGACATCCTCACCTTCGAGAACCGCCACACCGTCACCGAGATGGTCTTCGACGTCGGCCGCTGCCACATGGGCTTCGAGCTCCTGTACCAGTTCCTCGAACAGCAGGGGATCGTGATCGACTACCGCAAGGGCATCCAGCAGGGCGGTCCCAGCCGCGCCATCGGCGCCGAGGTCGTCTGGAACGTCGTCGAGGATCATCTCGACAGCGTGATGGACGACTGGGCGACCGACATGCGCAAGCGCTTCTGGCGCGCGAACACCGACCAGGCGAAGGCCTGGGCCGGCGTCGACGCGCTCTTCCCGGCGACGACCACCTTCACCGGCACCATCGGCGGGCGGCCGCGGTCGAACCCGCTCTTCCAGCACCACGTCGTCACCGCGCTGACCAAGACGAACTTCCAGCTGAACTTCGTCAACCAGGTGAAGCTGGCGAACCGTCGCGCCGGCAAGTCGAAGATCGAGATCTTCGCCTGCGGCGACGACGCCATGCAGGTGCTCGTCGACCTGTTCAGCGGGACCGACACCGTGGCCGGCAAGTTCGACTACAGCCGCGCGAAGGACATGGCGGCGAAGAAGGGCGAGAAGTACAACGTGGCGCTCCCGCAGGACTGCTTCATGTACGAGAACTCGCTCATCATCAACTCGCCGGTCTTCGAGGAGCTCGACGTCGAAGAGCCGACCGCCAACCCCACCTGGGGCAAGCGGCTCTACGGCTTCAACCCGGCGCACTTCGGCATCATCCCGGTGAAAGACCAGGAGAAGGTGATGCACGGCGCCCCGTACAACCAGATGCTCGAACGGACGAGCCTGCATGGTCAGTACGTCGAGTGGTGCAACCAGCCGGGCACCCAGCTGGTCGGCGTCTTCAGCTAGCCCGCGGTAGCTGAATCGACGGGCCCCGGCGCTGTAGTGGCGCCGGGGCTTTGTCGTCGATAGCTGTCTTCAGCCACCGCAAACAACCCCGGAGTCTTCGACATGGCCATCTCACCCAAGAACACCACCGCCGCCATCGACGAAGCCTTCGTCATCGGCAAGGAGACGACCAACGCGCGGGACAGCGCCAAGGTCGCGTGGGTCATCACCACGAACTTCCAGCTGAAGGACGGCTCGAAGGAGCGCTCGCACAGCTGCCCCATCCACGAGATCCCCTTCATGCGGCGCATGTACCCGGACGGCGAAGTGAAGCCCGAGGCGAATTGGGCGCCGGGCATCATGCGCTGCCGCCAGGTGAGCCGCGCCGAGATCGAGCGCGAGATCGAGCGCCTGGGGCTGACCTACATCATCCGCACCACCGGCGCCACCCGCTTCCTCGTCAAGGAGCTCCTGGGCGAGGATCCCGGCAAGCAGCTGGTGCGGCTCCATCAGCTGATGCACGAGGCGCACAACGCCTGGCTGCTGCTCGAAAAGCAGGGCGTGATCCGGGTGAAGGAGCGCCTGCGCACCAACGCCAAGGCGATGGGCAAGGTGTGGGACGGCAAGATGCCGTCGACCTTGCGCATGCAGGGGCTCATCGGCGACACCATCACCGCCGACGAGATGGATTCGATCGTGAAGATCTTCGACCCCACCCCGGACAAGCTCGCGAGCATCGACCTGGCCACGATCGAGCTCGAAGCGCCGACCGAAGGCGAGGACGAGGCGATCACCACCGGCTCGTCGACCGGCGACAAGGACCTCATCGACAAGCTCATCGCCAACAAGTTCGACAAGGAGACGGCCGAAGAGATCGCCGCGGTCGCCGCCGCCACGCCGCCGCAGGCGCTCGGCGAGTACCTGGGCCAGGTGCCGGGGCTCAAGAAGGGCGACGTCCCCAACGTGGCGCGCGTGAAGCTCGCCGTGAAGATCTGCAACGCCTTCCAGAAGGCCACCGCCGGAGCCTAGCGCATGGAGATCTACCTGAGCCGTGCGGAGATCCGCAACCTGGTCCGGGCCACCCTGGGCCAGGTTGTCACCGAAGCGCTCGGGACGCTCACCCGCAACAAGCTCGACGCCAACATCAACGCCGCCGCGCTCAAGGCTTCCGGGGACTGCACCTGGATCTCGAAGCAGAAGCGCGCGACGATCGACATCACCACGGCGCAGTACAAGGTGATCTGGCCGGCTGATTGCTCGGTCGGCGGCTTCATCGAGGCGAGCCTGTGGGATCCGGTGAACGAGCGGTATTACCCGCTCAACAAGGCACCGCTGCCGACGCAGCTGGACCTCGATCAGATCGCCGCGATCGGCGGCGACGACTTCCTCGCCGTCCAAGGCATGCCGCGATGGGTTGACCCACGGCAGGACTTCATCTGGCTCTACCCGGCCAACGACGACACCGCGCGCAAGATCACCATCGCCTACAACATCAACACCTACTTCACCGACGAGGACACCAAGAGCGCCGTCGATGGGCAGCTGATTATGATGTGGACGATGGCGCTGATGAACCGCGACGACGAGGGCGAGCGGCAGATCTGGCAGGGGCAGTACGCCGATCGCCTGGTCATGCTCCGCCGGCAGTCGAACACCGGCAAGGGCGTACCGATCGACCCGATGATGTCGGGCAAGCGCGACTGGCGCGAATACCCGCCGGGCGTGCTCGGCAACGTCCCGAATTGGGACATGCGCCCAAGGACCCCGTAATGGGCCGCGTTCAGACCTGGACGCAGTCGAACTTCCTTGGCGGGCTCAACCTGCAAGAAGGCATCTTCAGCGACGTCGCCAACTGCTTCGCCGTGCTGAAGAACTACCATATCCGCGAGGGCGTGAAGGGACTCAGCCGGCGGCCGCCGTGCAAGGCGCTCGACGGCGACTTCGACAGCGACACCCAGGGGATGATCTACCTGAACGGGATCTGGTACACCATCGCCCGCAAGTTCGCCACCGTCTCGAACACCGTCGCCGGCATCAGCGTGACCACGCTCTTCTTCACGCCGCCGGACTACGACAACAACGGCACCTGGCAGCTGATGGATCTCCGGGTTCACAACAGCAAGATCGTCGCCTGGATCCGCCACGAGTTTGGCGGCGATCTGGTTACGCAGCGCACCTTCCTGCACACCTGGGACGGCAGTCTGCTCAAGCCGACCTTCAGCGAGGACGGCGCGGCGCCGAACGAATGGAGCAACTTCCCGCTGCACGTCTACGGCCGCAATCCCGACCCGAACAAAGCGATCCCGGTCTACGTCGGCGATTTCGATCCCAGGACCAAGGTCGTCGGCGCGAAGCTGCGCACCGCCAACGCCGACAAGAACCTGAGCTTCTGCCGCACCAATCGGCCGCGGTACTGGAACACCCGCAAAAACACCGACATCCTGGCGGAGGGTGAATGGTGGTATTACGTCCTGCCCAAGGTGGCGACCTTCGGGCCGACGTTCACCTTCACCGTCTCGGAGCGTTACCACGATCTCGGGCTCGACCGCAAGTGGGCCGGCTACGTCTTCGAGTACCTGGACGCCACCGGCGCGTGGCAGCGCTTCACCCAGCAGTGGACGACCCCGAGCTCGGACCTGCATTACAGCATCAATCCGACGATCAGCCGGACCTTCCCCGGCGGGCAGCGCGACGCCGCGACGCTCATCGGCGCCCAGGTGATCGACGACACGATCATCACCTACGCCGACTGGATCGCCAACCCGACCGCGGTCTATATCGACGGCGAGCTCAAGATCCTGACGACCGATTACACCGTTTCCGACCACTCCGGCATCGCGCGGATCACCTGGGGCTCGGCGCCCGGCGCCGGCAAGGTGCGCTGGGCGCTGGTCGGTGTGCCGGAGGCCTTCGAGTTCCAGCTGCAACTCTATTGGGCTGCGGGAATCAGCGACACCATCCTGCGCTTCCGCATGCTCGCGACGCCGGTGAACGTGCTCACCGAGGTCAACGCGCCGGTCGTCAAGTTCCAGCAGTTCAACGGCACCGGCGGTGCGACCGTCTTCACCACGACCGGCGTCGCGCCGACCGAGGGCTTTGCCCCGCTGGTCTACGTCGGCACCACGCTCAAGACCAACATCACCGACTACACCTACACGATCAACGGTAGCGACGAGTACGTGGTGACGTTCGGCACGCCGCCGGCGTCGGGGACGAACAACATCCTCATCCAGCCGCCCGTCTTCGAGGGCTACCCCAACCGCGGAGTTTACGAGGGCGAGCCCTACGGACTGGCCCCGGCGACGCTTCGGCTCTCGATCCTTCCCGAGAACTTTCTCGGGAAGACGATCGTTTCCGGCATGCTCAACACGCCGGTCGCGGACATTTACCCGCGCCTCGCGAACCCCGTGCTCAGCCCGGTGCCGCTCGGCGACACGCGCTACCGCACGGCGCTGGCGTACGAGTACGTGGTTCCGGCGTCCTTGCCGAACGTCACCGTCTCGACGCCGTATCTCTACGCCAACGCCGTCAACAACGAATCGTCCTGGTATCTCGCGAAGGCCGCGCTCTACCTCACCGAGTACGCTGGTTTCGGCGACGCCGGCTTCATTACAACCTCCGGCAACAACCCGCGAGGGGGTTACATCAGCGGGCTCGCGGTGATCGGCAAGAACCTGGCCGTCTTCTACCCGGATCTCGCGCAGATCTGGAGCCTGCCGAGCAACGACCCGAGCCAGGACTCGCTCGTGGACGTCGGGCCGATCGGCAGTGGCCAACAGCCCAAGTGCTCGGGCGAGCTCGTCGATATGTTCAGCCTGGTCGCGCTCGGCAAGGGCTTCAGGACGATCGACCTGTCGCGCACGCTCGTCCAGCGCCTCCAAGACAACAACCTGGGCGCCAAGATCCAGCCGCTCGGGCAGATCATGCTCGAAGAGATGGCGCTGTGGCCGGCGATCGGCGCGGTGGTCGCGAGCGTCTACATCGACGGCGTCCAATCGTTCGTGGCGCTCGACTACTCCCGCGAGCTCAAGTATGAATCGTGGTCGCAGTGGACCGGGATCGAGTTCGACGAGCACACCGATGCCCGCGGCAACGTCTGCGTGGACTTCCAGACGATGACGCCGCTCGGCGACCGGCTCTACTTCCGCAGCGGGACGAAGGTGTGCTACTTCGACGCCGCGGCGACCGACTACCACGACTTCAGCGACGCCAGCCAGAGCTCGATCGCGCTCCAGACCGATGCCGAGGTCATCTGGCACTTCAATCACTTCAAGAACCCCGGCAAGCTGCTCGAAGCCGTGGGCGCCAATCTCTCGCAGATCGGCACCTGCCGGCTCGCGATCCGCTACAGCACCCAGGACGCGAGCGTAGAAACCACCGAGATCCCGCTCGACGGTGAAACCTACGGGCTCGGCTCGATCCCGGCTGAAGGCTGGGGCGCCGGCTTGGCGCTGGTGATCCGCTCGAACGACCCGGCCGGCAATAATCTCCAAGAGGTCGGGCTGTCCTACGTGGTCCACAATCACTGAACCACTTACTGTCGCCGCCACCTGAATAGCCAAGGATCGAGCCATGCCGACGTCACTGCCAACGCTGAAGATCGCGCATATCTTCGGGACTGACGTCAACCCGACGAGGAAGATCAACGACGCCGATCTCGACCTGGTGCTCGCCGAGATCGCGCGCGTGGTCAATGAGCAGCTGGACCAGCTGAACACGCTCTTCCGCAGCGACGATACGGTGGTCGACGCGCTCATTCGCCTGCGCAACCTCCACCCCGAGGTCCTGGCCTCGATGAAGGACGGGGGAGGCTTCCCGATCGCCTGGATCAACGCGCGCAGGATCGACCAGCTGCCGGCGCCTTCGCTCGCCATCGACGGCACCGTGACCCTCGTCACCGACGCCTACGGCGGCGCCACGCTGGCCTACTGCGACCAGGCGGCGAACGAGTGGCTGCGCTGCTACGATCGCTTGCCAGTGTGGAAGGCGCCCGACTTCGAGGGCCGCCGGATGGCCATCGGCGTGCCGCTCTACAGCTACCCGCCAACCGTCTGGTCGACCTATACCGCGCTCGGGCTTCCCGACATCGGCGTGGCCATCCTCAACCCCAACAGCGGACCCGGCGATGCGCCGGACCCTGGCTACGTCACCGCCTACGCTGCGCTCGCCGACAAGGGGACGCGCGTCATCGGCTACGTCCACACCAGCTACGGCGCGCGGCCGATCGCCGAAGTGAAGGCCGAGATCGACAAGTACAAAGTCTGGTATCCCAGGGTCGCCGGCATCTTCTTCGATGAAACCGGCGACGAGGGCAGCCCGGCCGCGGACGACCCGACCTTCCTGTACTATAAGGAGCTTTGGGACTACGTGCTCGCCACGCTGTCCTACCCTGGTCAGTACGTCGCGCTCAACCCCGGCGCGACCATCGCCGAGCGCTTTATGACCATCAGCAGCGCGATCATCCTGTCGGAGGACGACGCCGCCAACTACCTGACCCACGAGAACCCCGAATGGCTCATCAACTACGATCGCAAGCGGATCTGGCACTTGATCCACTCCGTCCTGTCGGCGGGGCAGATGCAGAACCTCTTCGATCGGGCGCGCGAGCTCAACGTCGGGACGATCTATATCACCAGTGACACGCTGCCGAATCCCTGGGACGCGCTCAGCGCCTACCACGCGCAACAGCTGGTCAAGCTCGCCGAGACTGACGACGCCTTCGCGGTGATCGACATCCCCGGCCGCGCGTCGGAGTGGTGGGCGTCGGCGTACAACGTCCACACCGCAATCGCCAACGGCGTGGTCAACGCCGTGCTCAACAACGATCCGGGCGCCAACGGCTACAGCGCTGGCCAGGATGTTCCGGTCGTCGGTGGCACCGGAACCGCGGCCGTGATCCGCGTGCTGGCTGTCGACGGGCTCGGCGGCCCTACCCGCATCGGCTGGACGCCTGGCGATTACAGCGTGGCGCCGTCGACCTCGCAGGATTTCGGCAGCGGCTTCAAGGTGACGCTCACCATCGCCGCGACGAATCTCATCACCAGCATCACCGACGCCGCCGCCATCCCGAACGCGCTGAACACCACGGGGGCGGCAAAACCGTTCACCGTGGCCGGGCCCGGCGCCGACGTGGCCGCGCGCTTCACCGGCATCCAGAAGATCTCGACGTATCCCTTCTGGCACGATCAGCGGGCCACCGGCGGCCGGACGATGTGGATGGTGTGCAAGGCCTACCTGGCCGACGCGATCCTCATGGGCGGCATCAGCAACCAGTGGGGCATCTACTGTGCCGCCCCTGGGCTCAGCGTGGCCTTCCAGGCTGGCAACTTCATCGGCGGCAGCGCGGACATCGCCGGGATCTGGTCGATCATCGTCGCCATCTTCGACACCGTCACCGGCCGCTACCGGCTGCGCGTGAACGGCTCGACGGTGGCGACCGCCAACCCCGGCGCCGGCGGCGATCTGCCGAATGTCGTCTGCCTGGGCGACTATGCTGACGGCGGCGCGACCCCTACCGGCAACGCCACGCACGCGGACATCGTCGCGGCCGGCGTCTACAACCGGCCAATCACCGACACCGAGATCGCTGCGCTCGAAGCCTTGCTGGCGACGCGCACCGGCATCGTTCTAGGCTAAGGGGACGTGACTCATGGAGATCGACTTGATGGCGGTAGCCGCGGAGCTCGGGCGCCTGGCGGGAATGCTGGGAGCCGGGGGCTGGGGCCTGAAGTGGCTCGTGAAGCGCTACGACAAGCAGACGGCCGAGATCCGGCAGCTGTCGTCCCAGGCGAAGGAGGAATGCCTGAAGCGCGAAGAAACCAACCGCGACGAGTGCATGAAGCGGGAGGCCGCGATCGTCAAGAGGCTCCAGAGCGTCGAGGACGAGCAGCGCGGGGACAGCCGCACCCTACTCCTGCGCTCGGCGAGCGCCCTGGAGATGAACGGCAAGGCTTTCAAAGCCCTGGCGGAGAACCCCAGCGGTTTGCATCCCGCCATCTCGGACGGCCGCGCCTCACCTGGATCAAACGGGACGTGACCACCACCGGAGGATGCCGCCCGCCGACCGTGGGATTACTGCTGTTCTTACTGTGTCTCGCGATCCTGGTCGCTGCACTGCTGTCCAGAGCCTTCGGCCACTCCTAGGAGCTCCCCATGCGTCTCGTTCTGCTCGCGCTCGCCGCGCTGATCCTGTTCACCGGCTGCGACAAGACCGCGTCCGATCGCTCCGATGCCGTGGTGAAGGATGCCGGGCAGGTCGCCGACGACCGGGTGGACCTCCAGCTGGCGCTCGACAACGTCAAGGCCGCGCAGGTCAAGCTCGCGCATGCCAAGACCCCGGAGGCCAAGGCCGCCGCGCAGGCGGAGATCGACGAGTTCGCTCCGATCGCCGCCGCCGCCGACAAGAAGCTCAAGCACGACGACGGCGTTCGCGAGGAAGAGCGGCGCCAGCAGGCGATCACTTCCAAGGAGCAGGAGGACGCGCGGGCCCGCTGGTATCTGCGGATCCTGGGCGCGGTCGCCGCCGTGCTCGGGGGCGTGCTGCTGTGGGAGGGCATGAACAAGCTCGGCGGGGCGCTGCTCGCCGCCGGCGCCGGCTTCGGCGCGTGCGCCTACTTCGTCGGTCGCGAGTGGGTCCTGGTGATCCTCATCGCCGGCTGTCTCGGCGTGCCGGCCGTCTACGGCTGGGCCCGCAAGAAGCTCAAGGACGAGAAGGCGACCGTCCAGGCCAAGCTCGCCGACGCCGAGCACTTCGCCGAAGGCGTGGTCGCCAAGGTGCCGATCGAGCTCCAGACCTTCAGCCACCGGGCACAGAACTGGTTCAGTAACTTCTGGTATCGCCTCCACGGCGACAACCACGACCACGGCGAGCTCGCGAATGGCTCCTACGGGTCACAGACGCCGCCGGCGCCTCCCTTCAATGCCAACGAGAACACCAACCTGCCCGGCCAGGCGGCCGCTACCCCCACCAATCTCGCGAAGTAGAGGATCCCATGGACAACCGCGGCACCACGCTCCCGATCTCGTTCTTCATCGGGGACGCCACGATCGACGACACCGGCTCGCTCATCGCGACCGATCGCGCGAGCGGCGCCACCAACCCCTTCGACATCCCGACCGATTTCGAGGTCCTGTCGATGCTCATCAAGGCCGACGTCGACCTGAAGTACAGCAACGCCTCGGGCGGTGTCTTCAAGACCATCGCCGCCGGCGTCGAAAAGCGCATCGACCTCATCGACGGCGAGCGCAAGATCTGGCTCAAGCGGTCGACCTCCGGCAACGCCGCCGTGGTGATCGAGTTCAGCGGCAACAAGCTGTCGGACGCCTAAGATGCGAGGCCTCGGGCTCGGTCTTGGCTGGTCGCTCGGCACCTACGGCGAAGCCTTGGCTACCGATGTGCCGGTGAACGTCGTCGCGCCGACCGTCACGGGAACGGTCGTCCAGGGCACGGAGCTCGCCTGCTCCGCCGGCATCTGGTCGCAGATCCCCTTCAGCTTCACCTACCAGTGGCAGCGCGATGGCGTCGACATCGGCGGCGCCACCAGTCAGACCTACACCACCGGCGGCAGCGACCACGGCAAGGCGATCGGTTGCGTCGTCACCGCGCACAACGCCTTCGGCGCGAGCTCGGCGACCGCGAGCTCGAACACCATCGGTCCGATCATCGTCGCCCCGGTCAACAGCGTCGCGCCGGCGATCACCGGGACTACCGGCATCGGCGACACACTCACCTGCTCGACCGGCACCTGGTCGGACACCCCGACGTCCTACGCCTACCAGTGGAAGCGAGACACGGTCGCCATCGTTGGCGCCAACGCGAGTACCTACGTGCTGGTGACTGCTGACGACACTCACTCGATCACCTGCACCGTTACCGCGACCAATCTCGCCGGCTCGACCGCAGCGACGTCGAACGCCGTCACTGGCGGAGCCTCTGGCCCGGTGAACACCGTCGCTCCTGAAATCACCGGAGGGGCCAGCGCGGCTTTCGCCTACGCCGGGCAAACGCTGGCCTGCGACGATGGCACCTGGACCGGAACGCCAACCTCCTTCACCTACCAGTGGACCAGCGATGGGGTCGACATCGGCGGCGAGACGGCCAACACCTATGCCGTCGTTCTCGCCGACGAGACGCACACCCTCGATTGCATCGTCACCGCCCACAATGCCGGCGGCGACACTCCGGCATCGTCGCAGGACATCGGCGTTCTGGTGTGGTCGCCGAACGCCTTTGGTGCCAACCTCCTGGCCTGGTACAACGCGAGCAAGTTGCAGGACGGCGGCGGCAGCCCCATCTCTGTCGATGGCACGTCGATCAAGCGCCTCGTCGACAACAGCCCAGGCGGCACCAACTATCACGATTACGCCGTCGCTGCCGGCACCTTCCCCAAGTACCGGAAGGCGAAGACCGATACCAATTTCGGCCCGGCTGACTGCTTCGAGTTCGACGGAACGCAGGTAATCACCGTGCCGGCCCCGGCCATTTCCCTCTCCCAGCCGTTCACGGTATGGGTGGTCGCGCGCAGCGACGTCGGCGACAAGGCGCAGATGGGCGGGCTCGGCGCCTGGGCGCTCTTCATCGCTTCCGGCAGCGGGCAGCAAGCCTACCAGGCAGGTTCGTTCCGCGGCAGCACCGTGGTCAATCTCGGTTTGTGGTCCATCGTCATCATGCGCTTCGACAACGCAGGCTCCCCGAAGCTGCGCGTCGATGGGACGACCGCGGCAACCGCCACCCCCGGCACCGGCGCGGGCAGCAGCGTTGGCATCGGTGACTACGCATGGGGCGGCAACGCCATGACTGGATTCATGGCCGACGCCGGCGTTGTCGATGGCGCGGTGAGTGATGCCGACATCGCCCGCCTCGAACACTATCTCTCCGTCACCTACGGAGTCGACAGCCTGTGATCTGCAACCTCACCCGCCTGGATGCCGTGACCATCTCGCACCACCTGCGGGCGAAAGACCGCCAGGAGGTCCTGGCGTCGACCGCGCTGGCGTCGATCGAGGCATGGGCCAACGCCGTCTATGCGCAGTCGCAGGTATCGGGCTGCGTGCGAGATCTCGACGGGCCCGTGGCGATGGGCGGCGCGGTGATCTTCCCGCAAGGCCACATGGCGAGCACCTGGTTCGTCGCCACGCCGCGGGTCACTGAGCCGAAGATGGCGATCCAGTCGCACCGCATGGCGCTCCAGCTTCACCACGATCTCGAAGGGCGGGGCGTGAAGCGGTGCATGGCGTGGGTGATGGAGTCGTACAAGAGCTCGTGCCGCTGGCTCGAACGCCTGGGCTACCAGCGCGAGGGACGGCATCAGTGCTGGGGCATCGCCGGCGAGACGTTCCTGAGCTACGCGCGCTTGGCGGGAGGGTAGACTATGAGCTTCCACCTGCGGCACTTTATCAATACGAACGTCGTCCCCGGCGGCGGTGGCGGCAACTTCTTCGGCAACGTCGCGAAGCAAGCCTTCGGCGTTCAGGGGCTCAAGGGGACCGAAGAGGTCTACCGCGGCTTCAAGACCCACAACACCGGCAACGCCGAGCGCGCAGCGGCCGCAGCGCAGGCGGCGACCGTTGGATCGACGAACGACCGCATCGCGAGGATCCGCGCGCTCTACGGCATCGACCCGACCGACGTCGGCGGTGCCGGCATGCACGCCGGGCTCGCCGGCGAAGCCGCCAGCAACAAGGCGGTGATCGACCGGCTGCTCGGCAACCAGGAGACGGCCACGCTGAAGACCGGCGGGAACGAGCTCGACCAGCGCTTCGCCGGCGTCCAACGCGGCAACGAGCAGAACCTCGCCGACCGCGGGCTCTCCGGCGGCAGCGTCGACCAGGGCGCCTCGCGCTCGACCCTCGCCGACTTCCTCAAGGGCAAGACCGACCTCGCGCTGGCGGCGAGCAACGAGAAGAGCGCGGCGCGCGGCAATCTCGACCAGCAGCGCATGGGCTTGGAGACGCAGGTGCTCGCCGGCGGCGATCCGACCACGATCAACACCTTGACCCAGCAATCGAGCGCTATCAACCAGGCCGGCGCCAACGTCGTGCCGAACGCGCTGGCCGGCGTGCTCCAGCAGGGCGCCAACGTCTACGCGCAGGGCCAGGTCGCCAACGCCTACGGTCGCCGCGGGCTGCCCGGTTCGACTCCCTACGTCCCGCGCGTCACCGGGAGCTACACCTAGCCATGTGCGAACCACTCACCATCGCAGCGCTCGCTATGGCCGCGGTCGGCACGGGCGCGACCATCGTCGGGCAGCAGGAAGCAGCCAGCGCCCAGCGCCGGACGATCTCGAACGCGCTGAACTACCAGGCGCAGTTGCAGCAGCAGCGCGGCAAAGCGGCCGACCAGCTGATCGGCAAAGCCGGGCCGCAGCAGGTCGCCAAGGACATCGGCGCGCAGCAGAGCGTTGCCACCGGCGCCATCGACCGCTCGGGGCAGATGCTCGACCAGCTGGCGAGCGGGCCGGGGACGGCGAGCAGCTACGCCGGTGTCACCACCGGGGCGGCTCGCGATGCCGCGGCCGCTGGCCAAGGCGAGGCGACGAACCAGGGCTTCCAGCAGTCGCTTCTCCAGGGCAATCGCAACCTGGCCGGGCTCGCCGCGAATCAGCAACTCATCAATTACAGCGGCAACGCAGCGCTCCAGACGCTTCCGCAACAGCTGGAGCTCGCCGGGAACGAGGGCGAGGGGCTGCGCGTCGCCGGCGGGCTCGCGTCCGGGCTCGGTGGCGGCATGCTCAACTCTGCCATGTTCCGGGCCCCCGAGGGCTACGCTGGTGGCGGAGGTCCTGGCGTGACCCGCAACGCCGCCGGGCTCCCCAACACCGGCAGCTTCGGCGAGACGCCGGGCGCCGTGCCGGCCGGGGCTTCGCAGAACGGCAGCGCGGCCGCTGGCGGCGCTCTGGCGGCTCTCGCCGATGGTCCGAACGGAGCGAAGAAGCCGCTCAAGCCGAAGAGCGCGGCGCTGGCCGACGCCTACAGGAAGAAACGAGCGCAGTATGCCAGTGCGTAGAATCCCCATAGGCGGCACGTCGTTCAACTACGACTTCCAAGACGAGCCCACCGGCATCGCCGGCGGAGTCGGCAACGCTATCTCCACCTTCCTGAAGGCTCCGCTCGCCCGCGCGCAGATCGAGCAGGACGAGGACGACCGGGCGCAGAGCAACTACGACCGCGCCCAGCGGCTCCGCATCGCGCAACAGCGCACCGACGACGAGCACCAGTACCGCATGGGGCTGATTCAGGAGCGGCAGAACGACAACGCGCGCAAGTGGATGGCCACGATCGGCACCGGGCTGAAGGGCGTGCTCGGGCCGCTCTTCGGCATGCACCACGGTTCGATGACCGACGCGCAGCGCGAACACCTGGCGCTGGAGATCGCGAAGGCGCGCAAGGAGAAGAAGGATTTCGGCGCGCAGGATGCGCTCAACGATCAGGACATCGAAGACGCGCACTACTACATCGACCACGGTGTTTTCCCGCATCGCGCGCCGGCGCCCGCTCCTGTGGTGCCGCACGCGGCTGCTCCGCCGGAAGGCGCCGGGCTGGTCGGAGCGCTCAAGACCGTCGACCAGTACAACCCGGCGAACCTCATCCCCGACATCGACCCGACCGGGTTCACCGACCACGACGCCGTCCCGGCCGAGGAAGACCAGACCTTCCTCAAGCATCCCATCAGCCAGGCCGCGCGCTTCGTCGGCGACCAGATCTTCGGCGGAGGCGAGAAGAGCGTGCAACGGGTGAACCAGGCTTCACCCGTGAACGCCGGTTCACCCGTCCAGGCCGCGGCGCCGGCGATGCCCGCCACGCCGCCGGCCGCCGGCGCCCCCGTCGCTGGCAACGACATGCAGAGCGTCCAGATCGAGCGCACGCTCAAGGGACTGCACCCGAACGACCAGGCGAAATTCAAGGCGATTCTCGCCAGCGGCGACCCGCAAAAGATCGAGATGGCGAAGCACAAGCTCTTGACCCTGGCGGCGCAGCCGGCGCAGGGCGACAGCGGCGATACCAGCGAGTAGCGCGTGAAGCCTGGCTTCTTCGACGACATCCTGCCGGATCCGCCGGCGCCTGCTCCCGCACCAGCGCCGGAGCCGCCAGCCCCCGTGCCGGCCGAAACCGGGATCTTCGACGACCTGCTGCCCGACGAGGGTCCCGCGCCGGCCTACGGCACGAACGCCGGGCTCACCGACGAGCAGGGCCAGCCGACCACGCCGGCTCCGTCCGGCTTCGGCTCGCTGCGCGGGATCCTCGACCCGAACGGCCGCGCGCCCGTGGTGCCCCGCCGCTCGATCGCCGAGCAGCTGGGCAAGCAGCCGCTCAACGGCTCCGAGATCTCGACCATCCTGGCGCAGCACGGCATCGACCCGGCGCAGGGCCCGGCGCTGCTGAAGGGGCTCACCAGCCAGGATCCGGGCGACGTCGATGCGGCGCTGGCGCAGCTACCCCCGATCGAGCGCGCGACCGCGGCGAAGGTGCTGCGCGACACCAAGAAGCCGGGCGCCGGCGACCCGCTGAAGGACGTCCTCGACTTCCATCAACGCCAGGCCGAGGGCCACGTCGGCAGGCTCCAGCGTGACGGCGGAGATCTCGAACCGGCGGCGCCGGTGCCGAACTCGACCGCGGGCTCGACTCCGTTCCACGAGGACCCGCTGGCGCGCATCCAGTCGGCGCTGGCCGGCGTCATGGCGCCCCAGGGAGAGCCGGCGATGCCGACCACCGGCAGCAGCCAGGACAGCGTCGCCAGCCGCATCGGCGACACCCTGGCGGGCGTGGCGAAGACCCCGGCCGCGGTCCTGAACGAGGCGAAGCTCTCGATGACCGGCGGCTTGACCGGCGCCTTGCGCGTCGGCGGCATGCCCGGCATGGAAGAGGTCGCCAAGCAGGAACGCGAGGATCGCGAGCGGCAGGCGAACGAAACCGAGCAGACGGCCAGCCCGGAGCTCACCCGGCTCGCTGGGCAGTCGATCCCGTGGATGATGGGGCCCGGCGGGGCGCTGCTCGGCGCGACCGCGGCCGGCGGCGAGCGTGCCAACGAGGTCATGGACGAGGGCGGCAGCCGCGGCAAGGCGGCGACGATGGGACTCGGGGAGGCGGCGCTGTCGCTCCTGGCGCCGGCCGCGGTCCACAAGGTCGCCGGCGGCGCTGCGGGGCAGGTCGGGAAGGCGGTCGCCCGCGGGCTCGGCGACACCGCTGGTGCGGCCGCGGAACATGCCGTACTCGGCGCTCCCACCGGCGCGGCGCTGGCCGCGTCGACGGCAGCCGTCACCCTGGCCGGCGGCGACGCCGATCGGGCCGCCGAGCAGCTGAAGGACATCCCCAGCCAGGCGCTCGTGATGCTGGTCATGGGCGCCGGCACCGGGGCCGCCGGCCACGCGCTCACCAACGCGGACCACCGCTTGATCCTGCAAGAGCTCCAAGACCGGGTGAACTTCGAGCAGCACGGCGCGGAGCGCGACCTCGAGCAGGCGAAGCTCGACCTGCTGTGGAAGCACATCAGCGACGAGCAGCCGCCGGACGAGTCGATTCCCGGCGAGCCGCCGAAGCCCAGCCCGAAGGGCCCGATCTCGCCGCAGGACGCCGCCACGCTGGCGAACACCAGCAAGGACACGTTCACGCCGCTGGCGCACGAAGCCGGCATCAGCCCCGACGTCCGCGGGCTCACTCGCGAGGCTCCGCTCGCCGACGAGCAGATCGTCCAGGCGCAGAAAGACGCGGAAGATGCCGCCTTCGACAAGGCTTTCAAAGAGCGGCGCAACGACACCGCCGCCGGCGAGACGCAGGCGATGGGCGCGATGAAGACCGGCGCCTTCGAGCCCGTCGCGCGTCCCAACATCCAGCCCGAGCAGCGCGCCCCCACCGCCTCCATCGACGTCCCGATCGCGAAAGGAGAACCCCGTGCCGCAGGCGATAATCGACCAGTTCGAGAAGAAGTACCCCGGCCGGGGCAAGCAGGTCTACTACGCGACCGCGAACAAGGAGGGGCGCGACCCCGAGACGTTCAAGCCGAAGGCCAAGGCCAAGAAGAAGCCGCCGCGCAACGGGGACAAGAAGGCGGTGATCGGCTACCTGAGCGGCCGCCCGTAGCACCACCGCTGCCGCTGAAGGTCAAGGCCGACGAGGGCGAGGCCGGCTGGCAGCGCTTGCTCGCGGGCATGACCGACGCCGAGCGCGCGGATCCTCGCAACCGGGCGGTGATCGAGAGCGTCGGCAAGATCCCCGGCGACGAGCCCGGCAATCCGGTGAGCTCGCTCGGAGCGCTGTCGATGATGGTCGACGGTCGGCGCGAGCGCGCGATCCGCGAGGCCAAGAAGGTGGCCGCCGACAAAACCAACCAACCCACGAAAGGGGCTGAACATGGGCGTAATCCCGATCAACTTCCGCGGCAAGACCGCGCAGAACAAGGCCAAGGCGAAGGGCAAGGGCAAGCACAAGAAGCCCGTCCCGCCGAGGAACGGCAACAAGAAGGACGTGCTCGGCTTCCTGGCGGGCGGGCCGGGGGCGAGGGGGCAGAACACCCTCCAGGGCGACAGCATCCCGCGGTCGTCGAGCCCGGAGACGGAGCCGGACCCGGAGGACCCGAACGAGGAAGCGGAGAACGCGGCCGGGGAGCCGTAGCCGGACCCCAGCAGCCGGCGAGGGAGCCGATCGAGGCGCCCAAGGCACCCCGCCGCCGCGGTCCCAGGATCCCCGAGCTCGACAGCGGGCCGGACATCCTGAACCACATCGCCGACGCCGGCGGGATCCGATCGAAGGCATCGGCGGCCGGCGAGCGGGCGAAATTCGGCGACTACGACGCGCTTCCTGACCTGCCCGGCGTCTACAACCGGATCATGCGCGGGAGAGGCCTGGGCGGCTCGGCGCCGGACGACATGGCCAGCCAGCTGAAGCGCAGCCACGGCATCGGCGACGGCACCACCAATACCATGTGGAGGCTGATCCGCGAGGCGGTGAACGGGCGCCGGCACACCAGGGCGCAGGACAAGACCGGGTTCAACGACGAGCGCAACCGCGAGGTTCCTCGCGAGGACTCCACGAAAGGTCGCGAGACGGCCAACCCGGAGCCGGAAACGCCGTCTTCGGGCGAGGACAGCCGGGACAACCCCGACTTCCCGACGCCGTTCCGCGTGGAGAAGCCGGCCGAAGCCGGCGCTGCGCCACGTGGAACCGCATCACCTGCACCGATTGCAACGGAATCCGTCGAGCGCCTGGTCGGGCGCTACGGGAAAGTTCGCGAGCATGCGGACGGCACGATCGAGATCGAGGGCCGGGGCGGCGCCACGATTCACGTCAAGCGCGTCGGCGAGCTCGGCCAGGGCGGCGCCGTGGGACAGTTCCAGCTGCTCGACCGGGACGGCCACCCGATCGGCGAGATCTCGCTGCTGAACGGCAAGGCGCAGGCGAAGACCCTGAGCCACGAGCTCGTCCACGCCTTCCGGGCGATGGGGCTCATCAACGACGCCGAGTGGCGGGCGCTCGCCGACCACCTGGCGACCCCCGACCGGATGGACGAGATCAACCGCCGGTATCGCGAGCACGGGATCGAGCTCACCCACGACCAGCTTCAGGAAGAGGCGGTCGCCGAGGCGATCGAGGACCGCAGCGCGGCCGGGCCGCTGCCGCCGGTCGGGATCTGGAAGAAGATCGCCGAGTTCTTCCACCGCATCGGCCGCGCGCTCGGGCTGGTGAAGCCCAGCGGCGAGCAGGTGGCGCGCGACGTCCAAGAGGGGCGGCCGCTGGAGCGCGAGCCGCGGGCCGCCGGCGACGGCGAGCGGCGCAACGCGTTACTGCCGGAAGAGGAAGATCCGGCGATCAAACACCAGCAGAAGCTCCCCTTCGACGAGAACGGCAACGAGGTCGCGCAGCCCGCGGAGAAGCCCGCGCCCGAGCCGCCGCCGGTGGCACCCGCTGCCGACTACCGGGAGGACATCAACCGCGGCAAGAGCAAGCGCGAGATGGGGCAGCAGGGGCTCTTCGACGAGGACAGCGAGGGCACCGCCGGCCAGCAGAAGCTTTTCAGCGTGCCGAAGCATCAGCTACCGGCCGGCGCCCTCGAGGCCGCCGTGAAGCACTTCGGCACCACGGACGACTTGAGCGAATCCGGCTATGTTCTG